TGACAGCATGCCGTTTGCCGCTCTCAAGGAAATGAAGACAGCCGGCAATGCCCTAGGCCAATCCTATGGGCTGCTGAACTCACACTCAGCTAACCTGTTTATGCAACGTGTATGGGATTCCAAGTACGCCACTGACGTACTGCCTGTAATGCAAATACACGATGCTCAGTACTACATGATTCGTAATAGTATGGGTTGCTTAAAGTGGGTTAACGATAATCTCATTGAATGTATGGAATGGAATGAACTGGAAGCCATACAGCATCCTACAGTCAAGCTAGGAGCCAACCTGGAGATTTACTATCCAGACTGGTCTCAACACATCGATATACCAAACAAAGCCTCCTACAAGGCTCTCAGGACGATCCTACGTAAAGCCCAAAAGTAGAGCGCCTCCGGCGCATTTCTGGTGTAAATACTCAACGAGGTCATTATGTATACAAATTTCAGTAATATCTCATTACCCGTAGCCGTATGGCTAGCAGCTGACGATGGGTATGACCTCATTCCAGATCCGGATAAGATATCTGCAACATCTTTTTTAAAACCACTCAAGAGCGTTATCCTTGAAAAAGCATTACAAGCTGCCAATCAAGAAGGCATAGTAGATCTAAGTGATCTAGTAGCATCACGAGTAGGTACAGCTGTACATAAAGCAGCAGAAGTCGCCTGGCTGTACTCCAGAGAGAAAGCGATTAAAAATTTAGCTCTTAACTCAAAAGTATACAAGAAGATACGGCTTAATGCGGATAATGAAGATGAAGAAGATGCTATTTATATCTACCTGGAAAAACGAAGCGAACGTGTCCTGGACGGTATAACCGTATCAGGCAAGTTTGACTTCGTGTATGAAGGACGTGTCATAGATCTTAAAACAACCAAGACCTATAATTGGATAGCCCGTACTAACGATGACAAATACGTTAAACAAGGCTCCATTTATCGCTGGTTAAACCGAGATATCATCACAGATGATTACATCAATGTAGAAATGATCTTTACAGACTGGAGCCCGTTTAAAGCTCTTGCTGATAAGGCTTACCCACAACACCGTGTATGTACTCGTACACTACCATTAATGAGCATACCAGAAACAGAACACTTTCTTAAAACCTGTATAGCCAGATTTAAAAAGTATCGCAATTCTAACCAGAAAGATCTCCCGGATTGTTTACCAGAAGAGATCTGGATGGATGAAGCCAAGTGGGCTTACTACAAGAATCCTAAAGCAACAACTCGAGCTACCAAACTGTTTGACAATGAAGGTGAAGCAGTACTCCGTAAAGCAGCGGATGGTGGACTTGGCCTAATTGTTAAACGACTACAAGAACCAAAATTCTGCAACTATTGCCCTGCAAGACAAGTTTGTCATCAGGCTGAAAAGTACGAAAGAATGGGAATACTAAAAATATGAACCAACCATTTATGAATATACCTACTATAAACAGAGAATTAATGTTTGGCAGTATGACATCCAAACAAGCAGAAAAAGTAAAGCTACTAGAACTAGATGACTGGGAAATAGTATTCATGAGTTCTGTAAGTGGAGCTGTACATCTTTATAACAAAAATGCTGAAGGTACAAGACGAGTAGAGCGTGGAGGTCATCGTGAGTAAATACGATAATTTACCCTATCATCCTGTAATGGAAAAAATAGTAGACATACTGCGTAAAAAAACACAAAACCAAAATCCCATATTTTTTAGACTGCAGGTCTCTTATTTCTTTTCTAAAATAGCCAGCATGATGCGAGTTCATGTAGCAATGGGAGATGATATGGTCATACCGGTTAATATGTATGCTATTAACCTGGCTCCATCTGGTAGCGGTAAAGGACACTCCACAGCTATCATGGAAGAAGAAATTATTGGCGGTTTCCGTCAACGTTTCCTTGAAAGTACATTCAAAAATATTGCAGAAATACGGCTTACAAAGCTAGCTAACAAACGGGCCGTTCGAGATGGAACAGATCCTGATTTGGAACTCGAACGCGTTAAAATGGAGTTTGAAGAACAAGGAGCCCTTTTATTCAGTTTTGACTCTGGTACCTCTGCAGCCATTAAGCAAATGAGAACCAAGTTACTAATGGCTAGTGCCGGCTCAATGAACCTGGAAATGGATGAAATTGGTTCCAATCTCTGTGGTAACACAGATGTACTGAATACATATCTGGAACTCTGGGACACGGGTAGAATCAAGCAAAAACTTGTTAAGAACACCCGAGACAACATACGTTCTGAAGATCTGTTTGGCTCAACACCAACCAATATGCTCTTATATGGTACACCCATCAAGCTTCTGGACGGCTCCAGAACAGAAGATGAATTCATGGCTTTCCTGGAAATTGGATTTGCACGAAGAAGTTTCTTTGGGATATCTCGCCATCGATATGGAAATACAAATCAAACTGCACAGGACATGTATGATTTATACCACGATCCTTCCATAAGCAAGTACCTAATGCAGTTAAACGATAAGTTTGGCATGCTTGCAGACCAAGCTGCATTTAACCAGATAATCAAGATGCAGCATGACGTCCTATTAGAACTGTACAGTTACAGAATTTGGTGCCAAAAACGCGCAGATAGGCTTTCTGAGTACGAAGACGTTCGTAAAGCAGAGATATCTCATCGATATTTTAAGGTAGCAAAACTAGCAGCCGTATATGCCTATATAGACAAGTCCATTTACGTTGGAAAAAGCCACCTGGACAACGCAATAGCAATGGCCGAACAATCTGGAGATGCTCTTGCTAAAATTCTTAACAGAGACCGGCCATATGTTAAGTTGGCCAATTACATTACAACAATCAATAAAGATTTAACACAAGCAGATCTAACTGACGATCTCCCGTTTTACAAGGGTACTGAACAAGCAAAACGAGAAATGCTTAACCTGGCCATTGCACACGGATACAAACAAGGAATGTACATAAAGACAGAACATGTCGATGGAATCCAGTTCCTTAGCGGTAAGAAAGTAGATCCCACTGATTTAAGCAAAATAATTATCTCGTATAGCCCGCACATTACAGAAAATTATCGCAATGAAATAATTCCTTTCAACAGACTGCACCAAATGTGTGACAGAGTTGGGTATAACTGGGTAAATCACAGTTTAAAAGATGGCTATCGTAATGAAGAACACTGTATACCAGGATCCAACCTGGTCGTACTGGATGTAGAAAATAGTGTAAGTATAGATACAGCTAAACTGTTACTTATAGACTACACCTGGTTCATGCACACCACAAAACGTCATACCGACGCAGAACACAGATATCGTATCATAATTCCTCTCTCGCATAAGGTAGAATTTAATGAGATAGAGTACAAGGAATTTATGAAGAATATCTTCGAATGGCTACCGTTTGATGTTGACACATCAACAGGCCAAAGAAGCCGTAAGTGGTTGACCTTTAAGGGAAAGTACTGGTATAATAAAGGTCAACTTTTAGACACACTTCAATTTGTATCCAAAACCAAAAAAGCTGATGAGCATAAAAGAATCGTTGCAAGTCAGTCCAATCTCACAAACCTGGAACGCTGGTTTATTAACAATTCAGCAGACGGCAACCGTAATAACCAATTACGAAATTACGCCTTCATGCTGGTAGATATGGGTTATGACGCTGACACCATCAGAGTAAAAGTAATGGATCTCAACAGTAAGATGGAGGATCCGCTCGAAGACTCTGAAATCCTGTCAACAATAATTGTATCAGTAGGCAAACGTGTTCATACTAAAGGAGAAGACTCTTGAGTAATGAAATCAACAGAAGTTTGGTACTCATCGGCGGCAAGTCCGCTGGTGGTAAATCAGCCAGCTTAATGAACCTGAAAGATCCGGAAGGTGTTATATACCTTAACTGCGAATCTGGCAAGGAACTTCCATTCCCAGCCAAATTCAGGCAAATGGTTGTAACCAACCCATACGATGTATATACAGCATTCGAGCTAGCAGAGAAACATGACAAGATCCACACAATTGTCATTGACTCACTCACATTCTTAATGGACTTGCACGAGACTACTGTAGTACTCGAAGCAACCAATACCATGAAAGCCTGGTCAGATTACGCACAGTTCTTTAAAAAGCTAATGGGTAATTATGTAGCCAAGTCTACAAAGAACGTAATCTTCATGGCTCATACAATGGATATCCTTAATGAATCTGAGGGTATAATGGAAGCACTGGTAAAGGTTAAAGGCAGCCTGATGAACCAGGGAATCGAATCTTATTTCTGTAATGTAATCACAGCAAAGAAAATGCCGATTACAAAACTCGAAGCTTACAAGAACCCGCATCTTATCATCACACCAGATGATGAGGCACTGGGATTCAAATACGTTTTCCAAACAAGACTGACCAAGGAAACTGTCAATGAGCGGATCCGAGGACCTTTAGGTCTCTGGAGCCCGAATGAAACATTCATTGACAACGATGTTCAGTTTTTACTGGATCAACTCCACGACTATTATAACTAGGAGATTCAACACCCCACAAACTGTAAAAAATGTAAACAACCCATAACAATCGGAGACATAATATGTCCATACAAGGACTCACAATTGACACAGATGTTGAAACTGGCAATCAAGACACTATTGGCGGCGGCGGATTCATCAAAGATACAGGCTTGTACCCAATGTTAGTCGACATGGCTTACCTGGGTAAATCCGCAAAAGGCGCAATGTCATTGAACATGCACTTTCGTGTAGTAAACGGCGATGCTCGCTTAGTTCGACAAACCATTTATATCACTTCTGGTGATACAAAGGGTAACAAGAACTACTATATACACAGTAAAACAAAGAAAAAGCATCTTCTACCTGGCGCAGCACTTGCTGACCAAATTTCACGCGTATTAACTGGCCTACCAATGGCCGGACTTACGCCTGAAACGAAGACCATCAAGCTTTGGGATTTTGCTTCACAGGCTGAAAAGCCCACTGAAGTAGCAGCTATAACTGAAATGATCGGAAAACAAATTGCTGTTGGCCTGGTAAAGTGCCGTACCAATAAGGCACAGCTGAATGACCAAACCGGAAAGTATGAAGATACAAATGATGTTCGTGAACTCAACGAAATCAGTAAGGTCTTCTACCCAGATGGTTTCAGTGTTGCAGAACGAGCAGCTGAAGCAGACGCTCCTGAGTTCAAGGAAACCTGGCTCAAGCGTTTCACGCCTGACTTCGTAGAAGATACGTATAAGGCAGTTGAAGTAGCACCAGATGCTGATGCACTACCAAGCTCTGAAGCAACCAGTTCTCTGTTTGCCTAATGGCTACTTACCTTGGTGTAGATCCAGGAGCAAAGGGTTACCTTTGTCTCCTGGATACTTATAATGATCGTATTACATTTGTACCAAATCCTACCAGTCCATCAGACATCGCACACGCACAACGTTTACTAGCTCAAGAAGTAGTAAACGACATGATGATTTCAAAGTGTGCTATAGAAGATGTACATTCCATTTATGGAATGTCTGCTAAAAGTAACTTCAAGTTTGGATACAATGTAGGTTTAGTAACATCTTTAGTGTGTGCTGCACCATTTTATTTAACCCCGTATTTAATACAGCCTAAAGTATGGCAAAAAGCCATTGGAGCACCATCAAAAAAATTTCTAGGAGAAGAAATGAAGCTAAAGGAAGCAATTGCTGACATAGCTCAATTACTTTACCCCGAAGTCGAGTTGCACGGCCCCAGAGGTGGATTACAAGACGGCAAGGCTGATGCTTTAATGTTAGCTCATTATCTTTACTTACAGGATAAGTAACATGAACGTACGACGTAGATCACGAAGAAGCTTCAGAACCTTAAAAGGTGGAGAATCTTTCATGGGAGTACCCAAATATAAAATTGGAGATAAAATCGGAAACTTCGAAATTACCTTCTACCACGGGCATTCCGCAATCAATAAACGTACTGCAAAGCAAATGGCGAAACCGCAACACTGGTATCGCTGTAAATGTTCATGTGGTGGCTTTGAGAACCGAAGCCAGCAAGAGCTTATCGATAATCGCAGAGAGCAGAAATGCTACATCTGTAGAAACCCCAACCCAGAAATTCTATAACAAATAGGTACCAACATGGAAATTAGCTTAAACCAAGAAGAGATTTACCAAGCAATACTTGATTCAATTGAGAATCAGAATATACCTCTGGTAGGCAGGGACGTAAGTATACGTTTAACTGCCGGCCGAGGAGCAAATGGACACTCAGCGCAAATCGTTATCGCAACGCCGGGTAGTTCAACCACGAGCGAGGCTACCGGGGATGAAAATCCAGAAGTAATAACCCCAGATACGGAGCCAGCAATCGACTTTGACGACTGATCGGATTCGACTAAGTTGATTATTAACCCTGGTTTTCTTTTCCACACTTCCTCTAGGAAGCCAGGGTTACTTTTAACCGGAGAATATAATGAAAGATCTATTTAAAACTCTATTCATTGTCATTATGGCAATGGGTTTTATCGCAGCTGCTCCGATATTCGGATTAGTAGTAGGTGTAGGTCTTGGAATATACTTTCTACACCATATTATCTCAGAGGATAATCAAAATGCCGACTAACTTACAATTACAGGAAGAATTAGAAATACAACGACATACCATTGCTACACTAACACGTTTAACTGCTAGTCTAAGTGAATACCTAACAGTTATAGCGTTAAACCTGGCAGGAATACAAGATTCACTAAGAGTTGCACAAGAAGGATACGTAAACTTCAAGAAAGAGTTTAAGGTCTAATGGGCATGTACACAGGTGAATACGATTGTTGGGACTGGGATGATGTGTACGGAGAAGAACTGGATCCAATAATTATCGAATTTGATCGAATCATTCATTCAACACCTAAAGCAACATTATACGGTCACAAGCAATACATGTTTTGGGTACCAAAATCGGTACATTGTATCGAAGCCGTTAATTTTCCTGCAGAACAAAAAATAATAGTTGTTGAGGAATGGGCTACCATCACTAGACAACTTGATCCCAACTACATATCAAAACAATACATACGATCAACAACTCCAACAAGAGCTGGAATTAAACTACTACGCAAATTATTTGGAGATAAATAATGTCTTTAAACGAAAACATTACACTTTACTTTACACAGGGATCCTCAGACAAGGTTTACCAAGTCAGTCTATGGGGATGCTGCGACGAATTTAAGGTAGATTTTGCGTACGGGCGTAGGGGCAGAGCCCTGAAGCCCGGAAGCAAAACTCCAAACCCTGTACCTTATGAGCTAGCTAAAAAAACGTATGACCAAATAGTAACTCGCCAGCTAAAAAAGGGCTATGCACCCAAACATGGTGAAGGAATCGCTCCACCTGTCACATTACATGGAAAGGTGGCAAAACAAACCGATTATTTACCCCAGCTGCTTAACCAGGTGACCGAGGACGAGGCTTTAGCCCTATGGGGACAGTTCCCCATGTATCTACAAACAAAACACGATGGTGAGCGACGTGGAGCCTGGTTCAATATGAATGCAGATTCTAAAGCAGCTAATCGACGAGGATTAGAAGTACCTTTAACGAACGAAATTGCAGTAGATT